TATGTGGGGCAAAGAGTTAACCGAAGCGCAGAAAAAAGCACTTGAAGATTACGAAAAAGAAAGGCAGGAACGTATCGAAAGAATACGACAAAAATGGGAAGGCGTTAAAATGTGGAAAAAAAGTAAAGCAAAGAAAAAGTAATTTGACATAAATTTGTGTATGCCCGAAAGTGAAACAAACGAAGAATTTTATTATGAAGACCCAACCACACCGCATGATGTGGTGAACTTTGTAGGCCAAATGTTTTATTGTTTGGATTTTATTGATACCAATGATGTAAACTTAACCGATTCAGGGAAAAGAGCAATAGCACGGATAAGGAGAAAATCATTGAAGATGTTGGACTGGGCAACCACAGAAATGTACGATAGTATATTTGACGATGAAACCTCTAAATCTATTTTAGCTATTGAGTATATTAAGAAATACCCGAATAGCACACCAACAGCTTTGGCAAAATTGCTTATTGAAAACTATCCCGATGTGTTTGGAGATATCGAAAAAGCCCGTAGCATAGTAAGAACTGTTTTGGGCAAAAGCGGTTCGTACAAAAGAGATAAAGTGCATATTGACATACGAAAAGAATTGGCTGGATTTAAAAAACAAATGCCAAAAGGGGAAAGTGAAAAATGTGAACCATACTATTTGCCGAAGTCATGCACACGTATTTTAGTATTATCTGACATTCACATACCATATCATTCAGATGAGGCGTTGATAGCAGCGATTGAATACGGACTTGAAAAGGATGTGAACTGCATTTACTTGAATGGCGATACAATGGACATGTATCAACTTAGCAGGCATGAGAAAAACCCAATGAACCGTTCATTTAGCTATGAGTTGGATGCGACACGTGCCTTTTTAAAAGCACTTCGAGAAACTTTCCCGAACGCTCATATAGTTTACAAAATTGGAAACCATGATGCACGTTACGAGAAGTACATCATGCAAAACGCTCCACACTTATTAGGGGTTGATGCTTTAAAACTTTATGAGTTATTAGACTTTACCGAGTTAAGAATACAGGAAGTAAAAAGTATGCAATGGGCTTATGCGGGTAAGTTACCTATATTACACGGACACGAACTACCAACTAAATCAGGCGGAGTAAATCCAGCACGTACAGTACAACTCAAACTAAACAAGCAAGGTATTGTAGGACACTTTCACCGGGAAACCAGAAGCAACGGTAAACAGTTTGATGACAAACCTTACACTACTTATTCAAGCGGATGCTTATGCGACCTTAATCCGGCCTATATGCCTATTAACGATTGGACTCACGGATTTACGTATGTAGAAATTAATCCACGTTCAGGTGAGTATTACGTGCAGCAAAAGACCATAGTTGAAGGTAAGATATACTAATGAATAAAGATGAAATAATATTGAGCGTATTTAATGACAAGGAATTGAAAAGCCTTGCAGGTAAGTATGATGTCAATGGTGATTTGTGGAGCGAGTTAATGGTGTACTTGTGTGAAATGGATGCTGAGAGATTAGAACACATATACACACAGGGATTTATGCGATACCATGTAGTAAGTTGTATCACCCGATCAAGTTTAATGTATCAAAACTATGTTAAGCATGAACGCAAATTAAGTTTTACTGATGAGCCAATAGGTGTAGATATAGAAGATAGTTTCTACACGGAGTTGATAGAAATAAGTGGCAAAGATGTTAATAGGGATGAGTTGCTACATTTAGTTAATCACATTGCTAAACTTGAAAATATCTATGACCGCGAGTTGTTTTTATTAATTACTCAGGGTGTGGATTTAGGTAATGGAGAGTTTAAAAAGTTTAATAGCATAGCGGAAATTAGCAAAGCAACAGGGATAAGCTACACCACACTATACAACAGTTACAAAAAAACAATTAGGAGAATAAATGAAAAAGTTACGCATATTATTAATTCGAGGGGGTGCGCCTAACGGGGTTAGCTATCATAGATTATTGAGGCCTCACAAAGTGTTATGTCAACAATATGAGTATGATGTGCATGATTGTGATGCTATTGAGCAAGTGAGTGATGAAACATTGAAAAGCTTTGATATTGTAATTGGCAACCGTACCATTGCATCAGTTGGAGAAGTAGACAAGCAAATTGAGCAAATAAACAGAATTAAAAAGGCAGGCCCAAAGGTAGTTTTGGATTTAGACGATTACTGGCATCTGCATAAAAACCATGAGTTATCCTCATGGTGGGCAAAACATAACATGACATCCGTTATTATTTCAAACATTAAAAATGCAGATTACATAACCGTTACACATGAAGTTGTAGGCCAATTAACAAAGCGCAATTATACTATATTACCAAACGGATTAGATAATACTGAAATACAATTTGAACGCAAAACCAGAGCCATAAGAAACACATTGGACTTTGGATGGTGTGGAAGTTCTAATCATATTTACGATATTAACTTAATGAGCGAATCATTAAAAAGGTTGAATGAGGAACAAGTAAATTATCGCATGAACTTTTTAGGGTGGAATCCTGAAATGAAACACTCTAAATATTACGAATGGATATTAACAGGTTTAGGCACGGCAAAGGACAATCAGTACACAAACATAGCCGGGAAAGAAGTAGATACATACGGTGCGTTATATGACCACATAGACGTGGCCTTAATTCCATTAGTAGACAACCCGTTTAATAATTGCAAATCAAATCTAAAAATGCTTGAAGCTGGGGTAAAGGGTAAGGCCGTTATAGTATCTAATGTTTATCCTTACACATCAATATTAAAGCACGAAAAGAATTGTTTAAAAGTTAACCCGACCGATAATACAAACGGATGGTATAAAGCCATAAAGAGATTAGTAAACAATCCGAACATGGTGATTGACTTAGCCAACCAGTTACATGAAGATGTTAAGCCATACGATTTGACAAATTTAGTCAAGACAAGACATGAGTTTTACCAATCAATTATAAAGTAAATATGACACAATCAGAAAAAGCAAAAGAATTAGTATATAAACATTCAAAAATTTATTTTGGGATATCCATAGAGCATACAATTACAGAATTATGTAAAGCTCATGCTATAATAGCAGTTGATGAAGCAATCAAAATTGTATCATTAATTAATGATGGGTGTGGAAAAGAAACTACATTAGATTATTGGCAAGAAGTAAAAGAAGAAATAAAAAAAATATGACACAAGAAGAAGCAAAAGAAGTAATTAAAAATAACCTGCCAGCATTTGAAAGGCAAAGCGGTTATACACATGAAGTACCAATGGCAGTTGGATTACTTCATAAAGAATGGTTTGGCGCTATTCCTGCAATGAATTGTAAGGAATGTGTACTATCAGCAGTTTATCGAGTATTCACCCATTATAAAAATGTTTATGATACACCAACAACCTAATATTATTTATTCACATTCAGGCGCACACGGTGATGTTATCTATTCACTACCAACGGTACGCAAAATAGGAACTGGCTTTTTTAAAGTAACATGGGGCGAAAAGGAGTATTTAAACCTTAAGCCATTACTTGAAGCGCAGCCGTATATAAAAGAATGTTTGCCACCTACAAGCCCAGCAATAGTTACACATAATCTTGATTTGTTTAGACTAACTTCGGGTATAGGACAAGTGCCATTAATACTTAATCACATGAGAGCCTTTGGTCTAAATGAGGCAGGATGGAATGAACCATGGTTAACCGTGCCTGCAAAGCAATTTGTAAAGGGCAAGTATGCTTTAATTAACGTAACACCGCGTTATCATGCACATGGATTTAATTGGACAAAAGAAGTCCAATATTTACAAACCAAATATAAAAAGGTTTACTTCATTGGTGAAGAAAAAGACATGGTAGGCCCGTTTGAAGGATTAGGATATTTTAGAACCGATAATTGTTTGGAGCTTGCTCAACTAATTAACGGAGCAGAAGTGTTGAGTTGTAACCAGTCTTTATGCTTAAGTATTGCACAAGGGTTAGGTAAGCCTTACAGATTAATGGTTGCAGATAACCACACCAACTGCATACATAACGTACCAAATGAAACTTTATTAAACAAATGATAGTACACGGATTCGAATACGCAATAAACAAAGACGGGGTATTGCAACAGGTAAATCCTGAGATAATTAAGTATGACTTTGATTACATCTTAGACAGGTACGGGAATATCCCAGACAAGCGGGCAAACATGAGCCACTTAAGATTTGCATATATGATGGGGTGTATAGGCAAGCCTTACAAATTATTAGAGATAGGCTATGGGGCAGGAGATTTTATAAAGTTGTGCGCGGATTCAGGCATAGAATGTTTAGGCCATGACATCACAGGCATACCAACACCGCAAGGCGTTCAATATACAGAAAGCATTTATGATCATGTAGACGTGGTATGTATGTTTGACGTATTAGAACACTTTGAGGATATCAACTTTATTAAAAACCTCAATACTCAGTTTGTTTATGTAAGTGTACCTAACTGCTCAATGCCAAACGATTTAGGGTATTTAACTTATGCCTATCCACATTTGAGGCCAAATGAACACTTACATCACTTTAATGCAGAAAGTTTAGTTAAGCATTTCAGGCGTAATGGGTATATCTTAAAGGCGATGTCTAATGTAGAAGACATAATCAGAAAAAGGCCAAATATTGACATTAATATAATAAGTGCTATCTTTGTGAAAGAATGAAACAAACATTAATAATGGCAGCCATGCTAATTGGATTAGTAAGCTGCGAAAAAGAAAGCTACACGCTACCGGCAACTGAAATTAAGAGCGAACAATGGATATTAAATGATAGTGTGGCATATCACCACAACTGCCAGTTAATAGTATTTAAGTCATACGTAACCTATTTAAACGGACAAATGCACCAAATAATGCACGTTAAGCAAGTAATAGGTGAGCCTTGTAATTATGATAAACCACAAACAAACGATTAACCATGGGCAAAGGGAAATACAGTAAAGAACTGTTTGACAAAATATGTCAAGACATAGCAACTTCAAGTAAAGGCTTAAAAGAGGTATGCGAAAACCACGGTGTAAGTAGTGTGGCCTTTTATTCATGGATTAAGGATGATAGTCAATTACTTAACATATACACGCGTGCGCGCGAAGAGCAGGCCGATTTATTAGCCGATGAAATAATCAAGTTAGCAGACGATAAAACAGGTGATACTCAGGCGGGTGAGTTTGGTGATGTAGGNNNNTGGATAGCCGCAAAGCTGAAGCCGAAGAAGTACGGTGATAAAGTAGAGGTTGAAAGTAATGTGAACATTCAAAGTTTGCCCGATTGGCTGACTAAGAAAATTGAATAAACAGCCGCTTATACTTTTTTTCAGTAAAAAAATGCCTCAAAACACGACCTTTTAAAACGTTCGTATAAAATGAAACTCAACCCGAACTTTGTATTTATTGAAAAGAATATAAGTGAAAAGCGTGTACTTGCATTACAAGGCGGTACACGTTCGGGAAAAACGTATTCAGCATTGCAATGGATTGTGCGCCAATGTATGCAGTATAAAGGGTTAACTATCTCAATAGTCCGTGCCACGTTGCCAGCGTTAAAGGCTTCGGCTATGCGCGACTTTGTGGAGATACTAACAAATTTAGGTTTGTACTCGGAATCCAACCATAATATGACCGAAAACGTGTACACCTTAAACGGGAGCACGATTGAGTTTTTTAGCGTTGACAATGAGCAGAAGTTAAGAGGTAGGAAGCGAGACCTTTTATTTGTAAACGAGGCCAACGAAATAACACTTGAACAATGGCGGCAGTTAGTGTTCAGAACCACGGGCCGAATAATCATTGACTATAACCCATCCATGGTGGACTCATGGATTTATGACCATGTACTTACACGTGAGGATTGTGGCTTGTTAGTAACCACCTACAAAGACAACCCACATTTAAGCGAATACATCATTCGAGAGATTGAAGCCTTAAAGGATGCAGACCCTGAATATTGGAAAGTGTTTGGTTTAGGTGAACGAGGGCAGCTAAAAGATTTAGTATTTAACAACTGGGCCTCATGTCATTCAATATCTACCGATGCAACTTTAATTGGTTACGGTTTAGATTTTGGATTTACAAATGACCCTACCGCAATAACAGCGGTTTATAAACAGGATGGTGAGTTATGGTTGGATGAGGTGTGCTACCAATCAGGATTGACAAACCCAGATATTTGTAATGTGCTAAAATCAAAAGGCATACGCAATGAGGTGATAATCGCGGATAGTGCTGAACCGAAAAGTATTGAAGAAATAAGACGGCAAGGTTTCAACATCCAAGGCGCACTAAAAGGTAAGGACAGTATCAATACATCCATAGACGTATTAAAGCGTTATAAATTAAACGTAACCCAGTCAAGTGTAAACCTCATAAAAGAGTTAAGGGCTTACAAATCACGGGCCGAACAGTTGACTATTTAAACCACGGGATTGATAGCGTGAGATATTTAGCGTTAAATAAATTAATGCAAGGTATGAGTGGCAAATATGCCATAAGATAATTATTGACTAATTTTGTTTTACATATATGAGAATACCGCAAAAGTGGAGCGACTTAAAGATTAAGCAGTTTATTGAGTTACGTGCTGCATTAGAGATGAGGGATATTGAAAGCCTTGATAGGAACGTGTTGATAGTTTCGGCACTACTTGACAAGCCAGTTGAATGGGTAGAAGAAAACTTATCATTGGTTGACTTGACTAATATTATAGGCCAATGTACTTTTACAAAGGAACTGCCACCAGCAAAAGCGGCTAAACGTTTCTTTTTGGGTGGTAAATTATGGCGTATGGATTTAGAGATGAAAAATATTTTGCCAGCTCAGTATATCGACATTAGCCTATTAACCAAAACAGATGAGGATATAATTGAGAATATGCATAAAATTATGGCTATATTTTGCAGGCCGTGGTATCAAAGAAAATACAATAGTAAAAAGGCCATAAAGTACGCGGAAATATTTTATAAGGATATGCCGTCCGACTTTGCGTATAGTAGCGCGCTTTTTTT